TTAAGTTTGTTGTCGCTACTAATAATGACTTTGAAGAAGTTAAAAAAGCTGTGGACGCTTACAGAAGTGCCGGGGTGGAATGTCCGGTATATCTTATGCCAATGGGTGGACGCAGTGAAGAATACACCCTCAACGTTAAAGACGTTGCTGAAGCGTGTATGGCCGAAGGGTGGAGATTCACCCCAAGACTACACATTTCACTCTTCGGAAATGCGTGGGGCACTTGATACAAAGTACAAAAACAAACAACATGAAAAGGCAATGAAGGCGCCTATTAACGAAGATAGAATACGAAAGGCAGGATGGTAAAATATGTGGGATAAAATAAAAAACGCTGTAAATAAATTACAAGGTAAAAAAGAAGTAGTAAAAGAAACTACTGAAGATAAACGCAGAGCTATTCTTGCAAAAGAAAAAGAAGAAGCAACATCAAAAGGTGAGCCTTGGGTAGCTGTGTTAGATACACAACTTAATCCCGACAACATTAAGAACGGGTTCTTTGAGCTCGACTGGAATAACCAGTTTATTGAAGAACTACTTGATGCAGGATACACTGGTGAAACTAACGAAGAAATTGTAGATGGTTGGTTCAAAACTATTGCTATACAAATACTTGGTGAGCAAGGTGTAGAAACTGCAAGAGAAATGGGCTATATTAATGTAGTACCAATTGATAAAGATAAATCAGAAGTATCGTAATGGTTGACACAAGCCAGATCTGGTGTTACAATAGTACTATAAATTATACAAAGGCAAACTAATGGCAAATTATATTCTAGTAGACACAGCTAACACATTCTTTCGTGCAAGGCATGTAGTACGTGGTGACATTGACACTAAGGTAGGCATGGCTCTACACATTACACTTGCAGGTGTAAAGAAAGCGTGGAAAGACTTCGATGCTGATCATGTTGTGTTTTGTTTAGAAGGTCGTAGTTGGCGTAAAGACTTTTACGAACCTTACAAGCGTAACAGGCAAGTTGCACGTGATAAGATGACTGTAACTGAGAGTGAAGAAGATACAGTGTTTTGGGAGATCTTTGACGAGTTTAAGAACTTTGTAAGTGAAAAGACTAACTGTACTGTTATGCAACACAAGCAACTAGAAGCAGATGATCTTATTGCTGGTTGGGTACAATCACACCCTAACGATAATCATGTTATTATTAGTACTGACGGTGACTTTGCACAACTTATTGCACCTAATGTAAAGCAATACAACGGTATACAAAACGTTACTATTACACACGAAGGTTACTTTGATGACAAAGGTGCACCTGTGATTGACAAGAAAACTAAAGAAGCAAAGCCTGCTCCGCAACCTGACTTTATGTTGTTTGAGAAATGTATGCGTGGCGACACTAGTGACAACGTATTCAGCGCATATCCAGGTGTGCGCAAGAAAGGCACTAAGAACAAAGTGGGTCTTATTGAAGCATTTCAAGACAAAGGCACTAAAGGCTATAATTGGAATAATATGATGTTACAGCGTTGGACTGATCATGAAGGTGTAGAACATCGTGTACTAGATGACTATACACGTAATGTTACATTATGTGATTTGACTGCACAACCTGCAGACATTAGAGAGATAATTAATAACACTATTGCAGAAGTAGAACCTAAAGAAGTATCACAAGTTGGCATGCGTCTTATGAAGTTCTGTGCTAAATGGGATATGCAACGTATTGCAGATCAGGCAGCACAATTTGCAGAACCATTACAAGCGAGGTATCCACAATGAGTATAAATGCTAAAGAAATTATAAAAGATAAATTTTGGATTGTTGAAACAAAAGGTGAAAAGTTTGGTACTATCAGTTTAAATGATGACCAATATATACTAAGTACACCTAAAGGTACTAAATTTTATAATAATGAAAAGCAGTTATCTAATGCATTAAATTCATCTATTAGCTGGAGTTCTTTAGAAATTACAGAAAGACTTGAAAAAGAAGTTCACGGATATCCAACTAGTTGTGTTCCTTATAATCCTAAATACGATGTAAAACAAAGACTAGCACTGTTTACAAAAAGTTCGAAAAGTAAAAGTTTGTATGCCGCAGGATATTTTATTATACGTTTTGAAAAAGGTTGGGTTAAAAGTTTTTGCCCTAAAATGATTACTCTTGAGCGTTACGAATCAAAAGGACCTTTTAAAACTGACATTATTATGAGAACGGAGTTATCACGTGCCAATGCAAAATGAGCCGTTAAATACTGTTCCTATCCAGCAATTTATTTCTCAAGTAAAGAGTGCAGATGCAAGTAAAGCGAAAGAAGTTAAATTAACACTAGAGCAATCTAAAAGACTTGCATTTACATTAGGTGAAGTAATGACTAGATTGAACGGAGATCTTGAACAAATACTTGCACGTAAAAATAACGGCGACGACGAAGTAATTCAAGTTAATATGGATAGCGGGTCTAATTGGTAATAGGTAAATTTAGTTTAGGTATTGTAGGATTTACACATATTCAAAGTAAGTGGACTTGGGACATTCTTGTTGTAAAAGGCAAACACTGTCATAGTATCCCAGTACCTTGGCCTGTATATAAAATCATTCACTGGTTATGGTCTAAAAAGTTGTTAAAAAAGAGATAAATATATACGTAGTTAATTAAAGGACAACGTATATGAGTAGACCTAAACCAACTGTATAAAAAGAATTTATAGATAAAAAGACCTATAAATCAGAACAAGTCTTACAATCAGATGCTATTTGGGCAGTATTCTTTCAAAGTGCGCCATTTAATTTAAAATCATCTAATATGTTAACTAGTTATCCTGGACCTAAGTACAAGAAAACTAGTTTTTCTAATCCCGGACATGCTCATAATCTTGCTAAAAAATTAAACGATCTATTTGACACTGATGAGTTTTCAGTTAAAAGACTTACATCAGGCGAAACAGTTTACGAATGAACTGGAAAGAAACATATACTAAAATCTTTTTAAAACAAGCAGGAAAATCCATTAATGATTTAACTGTAGCAGAGTATATGCCACTATGGTGGAAAAATACAAGAACAAAAAATTCCGGTGGACTACGTTTAACTGACGCAGGATTTGAATTTATAAAAGAAGAACTAGATCTAACTACATACGATATTCCATATCCACGTGATTTCCAACTTACAACTAACACAATTATATGGATGGACGCATTTATTGACTGTCCTTACTACCTAGCATCCAATGGTATTATTGTTACAGACGAAAAAAAGGCCATGGAATTACATCTTTTTAGCGGAGATATACGTAAATACGGGCTAACAAAGGCCCTTTCTAGACAGAAAAAAGATTCCAAAATAGGTTGACCTTTTGTAAAATTGGTGTTATTATATATACATACTAAGAAATTAGATATGGCACTGACAACAACACAAGAGGAATACACTATGGAAACTACTGCAATTAGAACTGTATCGCCAAATGGTGCAAAGAAAAGCATTACGCGAGCATTTAAAAAGAAACGTCCTTTGTTTCTTTGGGGGCCTCCAGGTATTGGTAAATCCGATATTGTAGGGCAGATTACAAATCAACTTAAAAATTCACACTTAATTGACATTCGTTTGTCGCTATGGGAACCTACAGATATTAAAGGTATTCCGTACTTTGATTCTAACTCAGGTACTATGCAATGGGCACCACCGCAAGAACTTCCTACGGAAGAGTTTGCTAAACAATTTGATTATATTGTTTTGTTCTTAGACGAAATGAATTCTGCGGCTCCGGCTGTACAAGCGGCCGCTTACCAACTTATTCTTAACAGACGTATTGGACAATACAAATTGCCAGACAATGTTTTAATTGTAGCGGCTGGTAATAGAGATGCTGACAAAGGTGTTACTTATAGAATGCCTGCTCCGTTAGCAAACCGTTTTATCCACTTAGAACTTGCTGTATCATTTGATGACTGGTTCCAGTGGGCTGTAGATAACCGTATACATAACGATGTTGTTGGTTATTTGACTTTTGCAAAGAAAGACTTATACGACTTTGATCCTAAAAGTCCAAGCCGTTCTTTTGCAACACCTCGTTCTTGGTCATTTGTTAGCGAACTAATCGAAGACGATGATGACGAACAAACAACCACAGACTTAGTAAGTGGTTCAGTAGGCGAAGGGCTTGCTGTAAAGTTTATGGCGCACCGAAAGGTAGCGGCATCTATGCCTAATCCAACAGATATTTTGGCAGGTAAAGTAAAAGAGCTAAAGACTAAAGAAATCAGTGCCATGTATTCCTTGACTGTCTCACTCTGTTATGAGCTAAAAGAATCTTCGGATAAGAACGATAAAAAGTTTGACGATAAAGTTAATAACTTTTTACGTTTTGCAATGGATAACTTTGAAACAGAATTGGTTGTAATGGGTATCAAACTTGCTCTTACACAATATTCACTACCAATCGATCCAGATGAAGTAGAATGTTTTGATGAATTCCATGAGCGTTTTGGTAAGTATATTACTGCGGCGCAACAGGCATAGTATATAGAGTTGGGCGATCTCTCCAAAACGCCCATTTTCGCTTGACTTTTAGCGTAAATAAGTGTATACTGTAAGTATAAACAATAGGGAATATGATCATGTTAGACTTTACTAATGATGTACTATACAATGTAGAAGGCACTAAGCATTGGACACCTGATCCAGATATTACACTAGAACAACTAGATGAAATGCGTGAAGAAGTTTTTGAACGTATTATTGTTGCTCGTGTAGGACTACTTCTAAGACATCCTTTCTTTGGTAATATGGCAACACGTTTGCGTATATTAGCCGCAGATGATTGGTGCCCGACTGCCGCTGTAGACGGACGTAATTTATATTTTAACACTCAGTTCTTTAATAAAATGAACAATAAAGAAATTGAGTTTGTTATTGCACACGAAATTTTACATTGTGTATTTGATCACTTAGGACGTAGAGAAGGGCGTGATCCTAAGTTATATAATATTGCCGCTGATTATATTGTTAATAATCTATTAGTACGTGATCGTATTGGTGAAAAACCTAGCTTCATTGATTGTTTCCAAGACTTTAAATATGACAAATGGACATCAGAAGAAGTATATGATGACATTTATGAACAAGCAAAACAAAACGGCAAAGAGTTCTTAGAGCAACTTGGCGAAATGTTAGACGAACACCTTGATGCAGAGGGTGACGGTGACGGCACATCTGATGCAGGTGAAACAAAAGATGCTAACGGTAATAACGTAAGTAAAAATAAACCAAAGTACTCTAAAGATGAAATGAAAAAGATCAAAGACGAAATTAAAGAGTCAATGATCTCTGCTGCACAAGCGGCAGGTGCAGGTAATACACCAGGCGAAATATCACGTATGATTAAAGATCTTACAGAGCCTAAAATGAACTGGCGTGAAATACTACGTCAACAGATACAGTCAACTATACGAAATGATTACACATTTAGTCGTCCTTCACGTAAAGGTTGGCATACTGGTGCAATACTACCGGGTATGAATTTTGACGAAACAATTGATCTTTGTGTAGCAATTGACATGAGTGGATCAATTAGTAATAAACAAGGCCAAGACTTTCTAGGCGAAGTTAAAGGCATTATGGACGAATATAAAGATTATAAAATTAAAGTATGGTGCTTTGATACAAAAGTTTACAACGAAGATGATTTTAGTGCAGACGACGGAAGAGAACTTACTGAGTACGAAGTTATGGGCGGTGGTGGCACTGACTTTGATGTTAACTGGACTTATATGAAAGAACAGGATATTCAACCTAAAAAATTCTTAATGTTTACAGACGGATATCCATTTGGTAGCTGGGGAGACGATGACTATTGTGATACAGTATTTGTAATTCATAGTAATCATGATAAAACGTTAGAAGCACCTTTTGGAATGACTGCCCATTACGAGGAAAATGTTGCTTAAACTTAAAGAACCCAATCATTTAAACTTTTTTGAAATACGGAGAGCCGAGCATCCTCTTCCGTATTTTGAATACATTCAAATACCTACAAAATATAATCTAGAAATTAGTATTTCTAAATGGATATATGACAACTTAAAAGGCAGATTTTACATAGGTTCTGCCCTTACAGTACAAACAAAAGAAACAAAATCTATTGCAAAAGTTCTAAAAATAGGGTTTGAAAATCCTAAAGAACTTTCTTATTTCACTTTGGCGTGTCCATATTTGAAATATAATTAAATATAATAGCAATTCAAACACAGGAGATAATATGACTGAAGAAGCTAAGACCAAAGAAGCAGTACCAGCTAACGAAGCAACTACTGCCCCTGCAGAAGGAGCTCAACCTGCTCCGGATCTAACAATTACAGATCTAACTGCACTAAAACAAATAATTGACGTAGCAAGTAGCCGCGGTGCTTTCAAACCAAATGAAATGACTACCGTAGGACAAACCTACTCAAAATTAGAGGCGTTCTTGACTGCTGTAAGTGCTGCACAGCAAAAAGCAGAGCCGCCAAAAGGAGAATAATATGGCC